AGCCCATTTCGCCAAGCGCCGCGCCCATCGCGCGCCGCTGAATCATTCACCTTCAACTCCAACGCAACAACTCAAACACCAAGATGAAAAGACTCCTTATCTCCACGCTTACCACGTGCGCGCTCGCCGCCATCGCTAGGCGTGCCGATGCTCACGTACCATGAATTGCGAAACGTGCCGCCCGCGTAGTTCTTCGGGGGCTTGCTTTTCCACAATGTAGGATTGCCAACTGGCGAATCGAGAATGACGCTAGTGAACAATTCCAACGTGATCTTGCGAACCTATTGATCCATGCGATTCTTGGCGTTCTCGCTGAACTTGGCAACGTCGCTTGAAAAGCTCACGAGCCACGTACCTGCAACTTGTACGCAATCGGCACGCCGGCCGGATTGACCGCCTGCACGTTCACGATGGTCAGCACAGCATCACCCACTATCAGCTTGTCGGTCATCTACGGCGCTTGCGAGCCGTCAATCAGCGCCATGCGGTCGCCAGCCTCTACCTGATTCGTCAGCGCGTAGCCGGTGCCGATCTTGGTGAAGATGCCGGTCGTCGCAAGGTCTTGCGTGGTGCCGCCCGTCGTCGTGCCCGTGACCGGATCGTAGGCGCCCGGAATCGTGCGCCGCAGCGTCATGGGCTGGCCGTCGTCGGTCAGCAGACGCGTGGCCGTAGCGGCTAGGCTGGCGTAGTTGATTGCCATTACTGCGAATCCTGCGCGAGCGTCACCACTTCGCCGCCGCAATGCTTGTCAAACATGCACGCGACTTCGACCGCCTATTCGGCAGACGCGCCTATTGCCATTGCGCCCATCGCATAGTGTGCGCCCGAGCCGATGGCGTAAAATTCGCACTGGATGGGGCCGCTGAAATATAGCCCGCCGTCAGCAAGGTAAACGTCGCCGTTGGGCTTGACCATCAAGACACGGCAGTCCGGATCGGGCGCTCCGAATGTGGCCGGGTCTGCACCAGAACGAAGCCATGCAACGTACCGCTCTGGCAAGCCTATGACTGCCGAGCATATGCCGACACGCGAGCCATCGTCCAAGCGATGAATCTTCATCTTGCGGCCGGGCGAGGTTTCATAACTGCCGCCGTAGGCGCGGGAATCCGCAGCCATCACGCCATCTTTGTACGCAACGACGCTCACGCCCGCACCACCTGCAAGTTGTAGCCATTGCTGGCGAGTACGGGTTTCAACAGGTCATCAATGATGGCGATTCGCACCTGTCCGCCATTGCGCGAATGCTCGGCATAGGTCACAGCCACCACGTCCACTTTTTCGCTGGTGACGATGCGCGAATCCTCGTCTTGGTACAGGCTGCCGGTCAGCGCCCGCAAGGCCGCTTCGCACGTCGCATCCTTCACGCGCTGCACCGGCCACGCCAGTTGTGCCGTCAGGGTCGAATCGCCCGCGTAGACTTCGGTGATGAAGCCCACGGTTGTCTGATATGGCGGCGCTTGACGGGGCCACTGCAAAGCCTGCGTGTCCGTCAGCGGCACGCCCTTGAACGTGTAGCGCGAGTCCAGGTATTGCGTCGCCTGAATCAGCGCCGAGGATCGCTGGTCATCCGTGCCGTTCAGCCATGTATCGTTGATGCGGTTGGCGAAGTAGGCGTCGGCGTCGGCAAGCGCGATATACGTGTTCGCGTCCGCAAGGCCTGTGCCGTCCTCAACCGTCAGCGTGATCGCCATGATGCGCCCTCACGCCCCGAACAGGTTGTAGCGGCCGCTGTGTACGAATGGCGAGTATTCCGCGTACGCATCCGCTTCCATGATGTGGACGACGTAGCGCTTCCCCGGCACCAGCGCCGGGGTCTTCGCCGGAAGATGCAGCTCAAACCGGCTCACGTCATCGCCCATAACAAATTCCTTCAGGGATGAAACGGACTTCTTATCCGTCGATGTAACGGACTCGCATCGCATCGTCATTTTCATGCTTTGTTCCTTGCGCCCAAAATGAACTCGATAGCCTCGCCGCTCGCAATCTCTGGCAATAGCCATTGCGCGTAGGCGAGGCGGTGAAAGTATTTCGTGCGACCGGTCAGCGTGACGCCTGCCCATGCTGCCGGGCCGTCCGCTTCAGCCTCAACGCCGGCCAGCAATGCGTCGTGGCCGATGTTGCTGGTGTAGGCGATAACCTTGCCCGCCCGTGCCAGCGATTCGGCCAGCGGCAGCCGGTCAATCTCAAGCCCCTACGGCGCTACGTGCGTGCTTCGCGGGTGCGGGCGGAATACCACTGGTCCATCAACACGCGCGGCCACTGACAGCGCCCACGTTGCCATCTGCGCCGCATCGCCGAATGGGTGCGAAGCATCGCCCACCATCTGGCCTGCAATGATGGTCACATCGCCCTTGTGCGGCTTGCCGAGTTTCAGGCCCAACGCCCGCCAGCGGTCAGCCGGACAATCGAACGGCGGAACCCAGTTCAGGCCGCCAAGCCCGATGCTGAAATAGCCCGCATTCTCGTAATCGCGTTCGTCGTGGCGTTTCAGGTAACCGAAGTCGATGCATAGCGCCGGAACGCCCGCAGCGGTGTAATCCCGCAACAGGTCGGCATTGTTGCCACGCGCACCGCTCGCCACCACGACATCGAACGGTTCAATCTCGCCCGCACGGTAAGCGTCGCCATTGCGCCACTGCACGCGCCAGCCCAAGGCTTCAAAGCCCGACGCCAGCGCCATGCCTTGCGGACACTTGGGCGATAGGTGTAATCCTGCTTTCATGTAATCCTAGAAAAAGCGGGGGCCGAAGCCCCCGCGTAAGGTTGCAACCGCGAATCAGGCGCTTTCGATAACCACGCCCGCGAAATCTTTAAACGAACCGCGGCACGGGTCCCAATTGCTCCCCGTAGCCAGCGCGGAGTCGGTCGGGTTCGCCGCACCGTTCGCGATGTCCCACTTGAAGCCCTTGACGCCGAGGTTGTAGGCGAACTCGCCCTGATACCGCACGGCCAGGTTTTCGCTGCCCGTGACATCCTGCACGATGATTTCCTCTTCCTCGCTGTTCTCCACCAGCGCGCCGTCAGCCGTCAGGCCAAGCGTGCGGTAGGTGGTGACAGCCGTGGAACCGGAACCGGTCACGTTCACCAAGCCGGACGAGTCGGTCACCAGCACCGGACGGTTCACGGTCACGGGCGAACCCTTCGCGATGACGAAGTCCGCCACGCCGGGGATCTTGTCGGTGATCTGCGACTGCACCAAGTCATAGTACGGCTTGGAATGCATGACCCAGCACACGATGCGCGAGGCAGCGTCGCCGAACTTGGACAGTCCGGAAACGAGGCCCGCCGTGTTCAGGGTGCCGCTGGAGCCGATGGTGTACTTGACCGCCGCCTGATTATCGAGCGCAGCCGCAGCCGCCAACAGGGCCGCATTCAGCATGTCGAGCTGCATGCCCTGCGCGGACATCTGGCCGAGGATGAAGCTCATTTCCTGCTCGGTCTTGCCCGCCATGATCTTGCGGAACGAATCGCGAGTCTGCAGCACCGGGCCGATCTTGCGATTCAGCTTGACGGTGACAAACTCGTCCTGCGTGATGTTCTGGTCGGTTGCACCAGCGGTGGACGTGGTATCACGACGCGACACAAGGCCCGACAGCACCTTGTAGAACGCCTGCTCGCTGTAATCGCCCTTGTGCGACTTGGTAGCGAGCGTGATGGCACCCTGCGAAGCCTGGTTGAACGCGTTACCGTTCTGGGTCAGGGTTTCGACGATGCCGGACTGAAACTACTCCTGATAAACCTTGAATGCACTTGCGAGGCCTGCGGCCATGATGGGTTACTCCTGATTGGTCAATTGAATGGGAGCGCTTCGTATGCAGCGCGCCCGTGTTTTTCGATGTATTCGGCCTTTTCGCGCGGCGACCATTGCGACCGGGGTTTGCCCGATCCAGAACCGCCGCCGCCCTTGGGGCCGCCACCGCTACCGCTTCCCGAGGCTCCCGCTGGGAACCAATGGGGCGCCGTCTCGCGCATGGATTCGAGCCATTCGAGCGGGTTGTACGGCGTCTTGCCGTCCTTCCCGATCACAACGGTTCCTTCGGCGTCGCGCTGTACCGCTTGGCCGTTTTCATCCAGTGCGAACATGGCACGCCCACGGAAAAGCGCGTCATCAATGGCGTGTTGATGCAAACCGGCTTTCGCTGCGGCTGCACGAATGGCGTCGTCGAGTACACGGGACTCGTAGGCTTGCGCGCGTTTCTTGGCGGCTTCCGCCGCGTCCTGCGCTGCCTTCAACTGCTTTTGGGCTTCCGCGATGGCCTTCTCGGCCTTCTTGTTCACGAGTTCATCGATGTTGCCAGCGCCTTTCAGCTTGGCCTCTTCGAGTTCCTCGTGCGCCTTCAGCAGTTCCGCGTACTTCTCCGGGTCGATGTCCTTGTAGCGCTCCAGGTCCCGCTTCCGTGCCTGCTCCGCATCACGCGCAGCCTTGCGTTCCTTTTCGAGCGCGGATTTCAGTCCGCCCACGTCAGGAATGTCGGCATCCAGCCGATACTTGTCGCCGTCCTACACGTACAACGCCTTTACCGCTTCGTCCAGTCCTTCCAGTGAATCCAGTTCGATCTTCAGTGCCATTGCTAAAGGCCTCTCGCCTCGGTTGCGCGGCATCACGCCGCAAGAAAAAACCGCCTCGCGGCGGTCTGGTGAATCGTGCCCGTCTCGGGCG